TAGCGATTGTTTTTGCTGCTTCTACGATTTCGTTGATGTTTAAAGTCTTCATATTTTTTTTATTTTTTATTACCTTATCTCTTATTTTGATGTTACAAAGATACAGATAGTTTTTGTAATATCAAACTTTTAAGACTGAAAAGTTTCGATTATATCAAACTTTAACATTTGGATATAAAAAATCCCCGGTTACATAACCAGGGACAAACATAGAGATACAACCTTTGCAATAATCACAAAGGGAATCAGCCAATACAACCACCTTTCTAGGCGTTCCATAGCATCACAAGCAGGAGCCGGCAGAAATCCGAGTGATACCGGTCGTCGGCCTGTTCAAGCAATATGTCCAGCTTATCGTTTCTCATTTTCGAGCACTGTTTTTATTCGTTCTTCAGTAAATCCAAATCGGGAGGCAAACTTTTTGAAAGCCTGCAACCTATTGCCTGGAATAAGAGCATACATACTGTTGATAGGCGTATCACTCTTTAATGCTTTCTTAATTTCTTTATTCTTCATGGATTAGCGTATTAAATGTTTGACCTTGTTTTTACAGCAGTCACACTCACATAGCAATGTCTTAGCATACTCCCATGTCTTTTCGATGATATCATCTCCGATATACTGAATTTCCTCCCCGTAAGGGTCTATACCGAACGCCTGGCAAATATGAGTAGCCATGTGCCCGCATTCATGCCGCCAAGACTTGGCAAATTCCTTTGGGGACGAAGTAAGGGCAATGACCATTACTGTTTCCCGGGTGCCGAAGTTGGAATAAGTAACTCCGGTATTCAAATTGCCGGAGCTAATATTCTCATACGCAGTACGAAGCATATCACCGTCGCAACCGATGGAATGCATATTATCCAGTATTTCCTCTGTATAATATGTATCTACTGCATAATATACCATGCAGCTCCATTCATACTTGGGTAATGCAAACCGTTGTCGTATCATTCATCAAAGCATTTCGTCCCATTCAATAGGTTCTCCGGCAGCAATCATTGTCGCATACCATCTTCTCATCGTTGCCCCGTCAGGAGCATCAGGGTCATCAATTGTATCCTTTATATAAAGAGCCAAATGCGCTTCGTCGGGAATAGATGACTTCAGATAATCTGCCTTACCCATGTTGGCTACATAAACATAATCATATAGCGCATTATTTTCAAGCTTTATGCCATAGCGGGTAAGCAACTCATCTACTTTCTCTTTCGATATCGGTTCAATCCGCTCTTTTTTACCGGTAGAAGGATTAAGCTTTTTCATGAGCGACACTGCAAACTCGCACATTTTCTTGTTGAAATGCCAGCCGAAGTTAGACAAGTAAGCTTCCATTTCTTCCGGTCTTCTATCTCTTATATCCAAAGGTTCTCTCCTCATGATTAAATAAAGTTATAGGGAGTAGAAATGATCCACCCCCTAATTAAACATTAACGATAACGGGAATAGCGTCCTGTACCACGTACGCCGCGTCTTTCGCCATAGCCGCCACGACCGGAACCGCCACCATAATCACCACGTTCACCCATCTCGTCATAGCGGTCGTCGTCATCGTCATAATAACGTTCACGTCTTCCCATGCTTTCACCACCGGATAATTCTTCGATGCATTGCATCAGCTTACCACCGTATTTAAGCATCTTTTCAGCGTAGTCGGACATTTTCTCGACCTTGCTCTCGGAAATCTCAATCATCATCATACTATTGTTTTTTAGAATTGTTACTACCAGATGTCTTTTCAGAAGACTTGAAGAAATCAGCCATCATAGCCTTCAATTCGCTAAGTTCTTGCCGAAGCGCTTTATTTTCCGCTTCCTGACGCTGGCGTTCTGCAAATTCAGGATTAAGGACCTGAAGCATCTTGTCGCATGACTCTATGACGGAACGATGATGATCAACACTGCCCAATATCTCCGAAGAGCGGTTGCGCATGGCGGCAACTTCCGCATTCATCGATTCCCTTGAGCCGGATATTACCATATTCCCACCTCCGGGAAAGTTTGCATCAGCAATGTCAGACATTGCCGGTATCTTTTGGAAAGTCACCGTCTGCTCCCCGACCTTGATTGTTATATCAACCACCATTCTCGGGGGCTGCCCATAGGGAAGAGGTTGTTGCATAAACTCCGGCACAGGATTGGAAACCCCGGCTACAGATCCTACTTCTATATATGGAGTACCGTCCCTATGAAGGACAAAGAACTCGCTGTTTGTTCTTAAATTCTGAAAAGGCATAATTAATTAACTCTTTAAGGAGCGGGATTGCTCCCGCCCATTGTTGTTTTTAAACTACTCCGGTCATAATCTGCAACGTGTTGGTAGCACGGTCAAACCAGAACTCATACACACCAGTACCGGGAATGTCTGCCGCAGTCAGAGCTTCTCCATTATATTTAGTGACCGCCTGGGTAGCTCCATTGGTCTCAAACAGAACAGGAAGCGTGCCGGTTGTTCCGGTAGGTACCGCTTGGGCAATGTCGATGTATATTGTCCCTCTATACCATGCGTTAACAAAGGCGTGGTTGGGAAAGGAAAACACCACATTAGCAGTATTGACCGTTACTCCCGAGGTTGATATAGCCGCAGAACCCCTACGGTTTACAAATTGGAAAGGATATACTGCCATAATAGCCTCCTTCCTCTATTAACCCCAAAAGCCATTACCGGCAGCGTAAGGATTGAAACCACCATACAAGCCGTATTGGTATGCTACACAGTTGGGAACTGCCGCAATAGGACTGTAAGGAACAGTAACAGTCTCTGGTTGTTTACACTCGATTTTTGCCAGGCGCGAACTGAGATCACCTAAAGCAGCACCCAGAGGAGCTGTTGCCTGACCAATCATTTGCCCGAATGTCGATGTTTGATGTTCCTGTGATAACTGAGTTTGCAAAGCTGATTTAGCCTCACGAAGCGCATCGATCTTGTCCAGTAAGGCCTGATTCTGCATTGCATCCAGTTTCCCCAAAATAGCATTTGTATTTGCGGTTGCTCCGTCACGTAATGACAGGGTGTTCTGGTTGGCCGTGTTCACCAAGGTATTAGTCTGGTTGCAGATAGCCAACTGACTTTCATAGCCTTGCGTAGTAATAGCATTCTGCGTCTTGCAGCAACAGTCTGCGATTGCTTGTGCTATTTGACAGTTACCAGCTTGCACGGAGTTGATAATCTGCTGTGAAGACATCCCGATTTGGTTGCCTACTCCCTGAATCTGCGTCATGACGCTGTTGATAGACTGTTGAATTTGCCCTACAGAGCAATTCAAATTGGTAGCCAGCGTATTGATAGCCTGACCATTTCCCTGAATAGCACTCATAAGCAACTCCCTTCCTGCATCGTTGTTGATAAGATTAGGGATTCCGCCTGCGTTGTTGCCGCCGCCATTGTTTCCCCATCCATTTCCATTGTTTCCCCATCCCATAAGGAAAAACAAAAAAATCACCCATATAAACCATGATCCTTCCCCACCGAAGCCGCTATTGTTGTTCTTGCCATTCATAGCTACCAACAAGTTCGGATCAATTCCTTTCTGCTGCAATAGAGGAGCCAGCATGGCCATCATTCCACTACCGCCACCGTTCCCGCCTGACTCCGGGAAAACGTAAGTCTTTGTTTCACTCATATTGATATACAATTATAACACGGTCAATATTAACCGCATCACAAAAGTATATAATAGAAATACGGTAAATCAGAGCTCATTTTCAAGCGATTTGCGAATATTTTGCAGATATATTGCAATCATTTTGTTTGCCAGTTTACGGCTTTCAAAAGTAGATATAAGATAACGGATACTAGCGGATGTCTTGTGAAGCAAAGTCGCTATTTGTTCAGGGTATAGCCCGTATTCAGTGAGGAAGAATACTACAATAGAACGGGCGTCAACAACTTCAGTAACTTTACTTGATGAAAGGATCAATTCAGTAGAAACTTCAGTTTCTTTTCCAACAATATTTAGAATATCGGCAAAAATCTCTGACTTACACATAGTAATTTAATTTTTTGTTGTACTTTTGCCTTTGCCAATCGTACTCAGTACCAAATAAACAAAAGCATATATAGGAATGTTAAGGATATTATACCCCCGACACTACCTATGTATGCTTTTGGTATGCTAAAAAGTTCGATTGGCGTCAACTTTCAGTGTTGGGGGTTCTTTTTTACTCTATCCCCCAAAAGAGTTATTTTATCGTTTTCTTAATGTCAGGAAAACGTTATGTTAGTGATAACCGGCCTTCTACTTTACCGGAAACTTAGTGCTTAATAATCAATTAATGTCTCATTTTGTCCTCCTTTCTTAATAAACCTTTTTCCAATGGAAATTGTTATATAAATACAACTTAAACTTTTCATACCGGAAACGGTCTGTGAAGATAGTGCCGGTATTACCACATAAATAAATTATAACTAACTCCACCACCGACATACAATCCACCGGGATAGCCGTATCCAAATTGCAGGCCAAGGCCCCAGCGTTTTTGCTTCGGTTTTAGAGTGATGATTTCCTTTTCTCCGTAGATTTCCATAAAGTCAAGGCTGGGCTTATAACCGCTAACCACTGCACGGTAATTATCAGTCTTATACTCCTTGCTTGTAATCGGTATAATCACCGGAACCGAGTCGCCTTCTACGGTTCTGTCGGTAGTGGTATCTACTATAATCGGTAAATACACCGTATCGGTATGCTTTAAGGTCTCCTTTACCGGCATAAGCACGATGTCAACTATAGTGTCCCTTACTCTTATCGTATCTCCCTTTACATAGACAGTCGAAGGATCGTGCGGATTACAACGCATCCACACGACCACGCATACAAGCAGGCAGACTAATATCCAAGGAAGAGATTTCATATGATACTTTCATCTGAAGACCAATCCGGACCGGACAATAAAGTATTCAACTCTTCGCCTTCGTAGGTAGGATAA